CATGAAACTCGAAATGACAGATTCGGAACAAAGACTCTACTTATATGCCATTTCATCTGGTGATAGTAGATTAAACTTCAAGAGTATGTTGCTCTAAGGAGACGACTACAGGAATGCTACATGGGTTGGCAGAATCAAACTCATAATCAAATCGTTTGATTCGCCAAAATTCGTCACTGATTTTGCCCCTGAGTCCAACCCATCTGACACTGTATTTGTCCACCAGACAAAACAAGACTGTCCGTATGTAGACATGGTATTGCATGGTGTTGACCACAAGGCGGTCAGTCAGTTAGCACAAGAACTTGGCAAGGATGAGAATTAGTTGACGAAGAACGAGCTTCAAATAGGGTTACCTCTCGTCATACAAAGAGAAAGACCTATTAGAGTGAAGGTGAATGGAGAGTTTGGAGAGAATTGTAGAGACTACTACTAAGTTAAGGATCCCAATACTTTTAGCTGGACGGATTACAATCGTGAGACTACTTGGGATCCCATTGACTTATCGAGAACACTCCACAAAATAAAAGTCTGGATTGAGAAACACCCCACTCCAGTAGTATGGAAAGACGGACAATACATGTCCTTCGACGAATTCAATGCCGGAAAGAAAGTTTCCAAAAGTGGCAGCAGGATAGTCTACCAAGGGTAAGATTGCATTGAATTTGAGTGGAGTGCCCATGTTTAGCAAAACATAATCAGCGCATTAGGACGTCAACTGTCCGGCAGGACAAGGCCAGACTATCGACATGTTACCAAATTTGAACATATGTGCGATTAATATTTTGCGGACTTCGGGACAAAATGGAGAGAAGAGTCAAGAGAATCAATTCACACTTTTGATATACTCGACTATTGCAACAAGCCCAACTTTGGTCTAGGAAAACAGATCAAATACACTACCAACATCATGGCAGCCCTACACGACCCCAACTTTGTAGATTATGTTGGCACTTTTGATTTGATGGTGAAGAGCGGAGAGGTATATTCCACTCCCAACATAATCCTCCTCGATGGATTTTTGTAGGGACAAGACTCAAGACCTAGGGCAATAATGAACCCCTGCAACAACGGAGCTGGCATTCTTGCTGCAGTTCAGTCACCAATGTGGCGTCACATAAAAAGATGTGAGCCATCTTTCATACAAGGTTACACAAAGGATGACATGACCCACCTCTTTCGCAGTAAGGTGAAGCAAGATTGGAAGTCGATATCCATCGACGGGAGCGCATTCGATTCAACACAGTTTGCTAGCCTCTAAACCATCGTTGAAGATCGGTTCTGGGACTTGGTCGAACCTGATATAAGGGAGCTGATCTAAAATTAGTTTCCTTTGAATGAGGTGTCAACCATAATGGGCAGACTGATGAGAGCATTGAAGGACAAGAAGAATCATGTGTTTGTTCCCATCCCCGAGCTTGACGACCATCCATGGTCGTCAGAGACTTGCAAGCTTTTTTATCGCAATCATTTCTATGAGCCGAATCC